TGGGCAGGCCCCCTGCATCTGGGCACTTTTTTACACACGACGGGCAAATTCGTAAGTAAGTAATTGTGTTGGTGGCTCCATGCGATGGCTCAGCCAGTCATATCTCAGATTGACCAGCAGCTTGCGGCGGCGGCTCTGCAAAAGTCGCGACGGGGCGACGTCCCGACGCAACAGGAGCAGCGCGCTCTGCGGCGGGTCCAGAAGGCCGACGAGGAGCGGCGGCGGTGGGAGTATTACGCGACGGTTCCCAAGGGACACTATCTCCAGCTCTGCGGCCGACCGGCAAAGGTGGTCAACGAACAGGCCGACCGCTACGGCCTGCCGTTGCGGGGCAAGACGCTCAACCTTGAGCTGGTGCTCTCGGCGTTCCACCGTTTCTTGGCGGACAACAAGCACAAGCTGGTGGCTGTCGGCGAGGACCCAATGGCGGGCGAGTCGAGCCCGATGCTGGAGAAGTGGCGAGAGGAGAAATGGAAACTGGCCCGACTCGAACGCCAAGAGCGCGAAGGCAGCTTGTTACCGCTTGACCAGGTGCAAGACATTTTCATGGCAGTTGGCAACCACTGGCGGCACGCGCTGGAGCGACTGTGCAAGCGGTACGGGCCCGAGGTCCGGCCGGTAATGGAGCAAGCCATGCGGGCAGCCCGAGACGAAATCACTAAGGCTCTGGCCGACCCGACCGACAACACGAACGAAGCCGAATGAGAGACTTTCCACACCAACACGCCGTCGACACCCTGATCGGCGCGGCACTCGGCCCGCCGGTCTTGTCGATGCGCGAATGGGCCGAAGAGACCATCGTGATTCCCGACGGCCCCTATCAGGGCGAGCCGTTCCGCGTGGAGACTCAGCCCTTTAGCGGCCTGTACCTCGACGCCGTCGACTCCCGGCACTGGCCGCGAATCGCGGCGGTCGGTCCCCAGCAGACGGGCAAGTCGCTACTCTGCTACCTGATTCCCGTGCTGTATCACCTGTTTGGGCTCAACGAGACCGTGGTCGCCGGCGTGCCGACTCTCCTTCTTGCCAACGACAAATGGCTGAAGGACTTTCGCCCGGTGATCGACGCCTCGCCCGAGCTGCGGGCCTTGTTGCCAACGAAGGGCCCCGGCAGCCGGGGCGGTACGGTCCGCGAATCGGTCACGTTTCGCAACGGGGCCACGCTCAAGTTTATGGGCGGCGGCGGCTCGGACAAGACCCGATCCAGTTTCACCACGCGGGTGTTTGCTTGCACGGAAACCGACGGCCTGGACGAAGCGGGCGACAAGAGCCGGGAGGCCTCGAAGATTCGGCAGATGGAAGGCCGGACCCGCGCGTTCTCGACGCTCGACAAGCTGGTTTATCTCGAATGTACCGCCTCGATTGAGGAGGGCTGTATCTGGCAGGAATACCTGGGCGGGACCGAGAGCCGGATCATGTTGCCCTGCCCGCACTGTGGAGCCTGGGTCTCGCCCGAACGGGAGCACCTTCGCGGCTGGCAGGAGGCCGAGAGCGACCTGGCGGCCCTGGAGGCCGGCCGGTTCGTCTGTCCCGAGTGCGAAGCCGATTGGAGCGAGGCGGACCGCTACGCGGCCAACGTGCGCGGCCGGCTGATTCACCGAGGGCAGGAGATGACGCCCGACGGCCAGGTCGTGGGTTCCGAGCCGCACACCACGACGCTCGGCTTCCGCTGGAGCGCCGTCAATAACATGTTGGTTTCGGCCGGCGACTTCGCCAAGCAGGAATGGGACGGGCACCGAGCGGCCGACCGAGAGGGTGCCGAGCGTGAAATGCTCCAGTGGGTATGGGCGCTGCCGGCCGAATCGCCCGAGGTCGACGTGACGCCGCTTGACCCTCGCAAAGTCAGCCGGCGAACGGTCGCGCTGAAAATGGGGATCGTGTCCCAGTCTCACGAAGTGGTGGCGGTCGGTTGCGATACACACCTCGGCCATCTCGACTGGTCGGCCCAGGCCTGGACGGGCACGCCGACCGGCAACGTGATCGAATACGGCGTGTTCGACGTCGAGCGCCGCCAGGGCGTGCACGCGGCCCTGGTGGCCGCCTTGACCGAGTGGTCGCGATACATTCTACGCGGCTGGCACGACGACGCGGGCCAGGTCGTGTTGCCCTCGATTGTCTGGATCGACTCGGGCTACGCCCGGCACACCGATGCGGTTTATGAGTTCTGCCGTTCGGCAAACGCCGAGCTGGGCCGCGACCTGTTCTTTCCGTCCAAGGGCTATGGCGTCGGCCAGCGTCGGCAGCGGCCTTACAACGCGCCGGCCAAGACGGGGCAAGAGACCCGATACATTGGCCGCGAATACTACCTCAGCCGCGTCCGGCGGGCGGGCGTCTGGTTGGCCCACGTCAACGCCGACCACTGGAAGACCGAGTTGCACATGGCCCTGGCCGCCGCGCCGGGCGAACCCGGTTCGCTTGTGCTGTACGACGCGCCCCCGGGTGACCACGACCAGTTCGGCCAGCAGGTCACGGCCGAGCGAAAACTCGAAACGTTCGTGCCGGGCAAGGGCGATGTTGTCACCTGGGAGCGAGTCCGGCGGGACAACCACCAGCTCGACGCCAACTACACGGCGATGGCCGCCGCCCACTACGCGGCCGCAAGGCGGATCCGGTTCAGCCGGCAGCAACAGGTGGCCCGTAGCGGCTGGTTCGACCGGCAGAAGCGGAGGGGCCAGTGAGCATAACCAGCCTGCGGCCGGTCGAGGGTCCGGAGTGTCCGCGATGCGGATGCACCGAGTCGGTCGTGTTACCGGGCGGCGGGTCCCGCTGGTTCAGCGCGGTCAATCCCAAGACGGGCCAGCCGTGGGGCCAGGACGCCACCAGCCAGCGCCGCCGCTGCCGGCATTGCGGCCAGGAGTTCCATGCGGTCGCACTGGACCTCCAGGCGTCACCGCCGGCCGAGTCGGTGTCGGCCGAGCCCGCCCTGCCGGCGGCCGTTCGCTACTACGTGCTTCGCTGCCCCGCGTGCCGATCCGACAGAACAAAGGTCACCAAGACCATGCACCCCAAGGACGGGCCCACCGTCCGCTATCACAAGTGCCAGGCCTGCGGTCACAAGTTCAAGAGCGTGGAGAGTGAAGGATGAACGATCTATTAGACGATCTATTCACGGCTATACAGGTCGTCCGCGAAATGCACCCGGAAGCCTCGCCGGATGAATTGCTATGGGGCTGCGGGACTGTTTGCGCTTCTAGGCTAGATGATTCGCCGTTGGACCTGACGGTGCTGTTTTACAAACCAATGTCCGACAAAGAGGCGAATATATACGGTTCGCACTCGCTTCGTTTTGGGAAATACAAGAACCGCCGGATTGACGACGTCCCCCTGAGCTATTTGGACTGGGTAAGGAGAAAGATGTGTAGCTTCCTGTGCTTTCTCCCTGCCTATTTGACATCCGAACGGGTCCAGAAAGAGCAGCTAGAAGAACCGATGCGACGACGAGGCGAGGACCCATATTACGCAAGCAATGAAAGTGATGAAGATGCCCAAGAAGAAACCGTCGACGCCTGAGCCCCCCGCCCTCGACCATATCGTCGAAGGTCTCCGGCCGCTGGCCGAGCCGATGGAGAAGCTGGTTATCGATCCGGCCAACGCCCGTAAGCACGACGAGGCGAACCTACAAGCCATTGGGTCGAGCTTGCGGCAGTTCGGCCAACGGTTGCCGCTGGTTGTCAACCGCAAGAACGACCAGATCGAGAAGGGTAACGGCACATATCGCGCCGCGCAGAAACTCGGCTGGACGCATATCGCCGTGTTGTGGGTCGAGGACGACCCGGCCAGCCAGACCGGGTTTGCCATCGCCGACAACCGCACGGCCGAGTTGTCGAGCTGGGATGACGCGATGCTCCAGACCGCACTGGTCCAACTCGAACAAAGCACGCCCGCCCTGTTCGACGACCTGCTACTATCCGAGCTGGCCCCGGCTGCCGAGGGACCAGTGAAACACCGCACAATCGACACGCAACCGCCGCCGGCCCTTAGTTGGGTTCTGGTCGGCATACCCACCGTCCGCTTTGCCGAGATAGCCGACACGGTCGACCGGCTCGGCCAGATCGACGGTCTTATCCTGGAGATGACTTCCAACAGTGGCCCGCAAGCAGACTGACAACTCGAACCTAGCGGCCAAGCTGGAGCTACGCCGCTACTTTCTCGATAAGTACCACGCGGCCGATCCGCCCGGCGTGCTCGACTGTTGCCAGGGCGACGGGCTGTTGTGGAAGCGACTACAAAGCGAGTACACGCTGGCCAGCTATTGGGGCGTGGACTTGAAGGTCAAGCGAGGCCGGTTGAAACTCGACAGCGTGCGAATCCTCTGTCAACCCGGTTGGCCGCAAACGGTGGTGGACGTGGACACCTACGGCTCGCCCTGGAAGCACTACCACGCCCTGCTCGAAACACTGGCCCACCCGGTAACCGTGTTCCTCACTATCGGCCAGTGGCAGATGGGCACCGACAGCTTGATCCTCGATGCGTTGGGACTGGGTGAGCTGGACGTGCCGCCGGGAATCGCCATCAAACTGCACGATCTGGCCCTAGTCCGACTGTTGACGGCCGGCGAATCGCGAGGGGTCCGGGTGGTTGAAGCACTAGAGACAATCGGCACGGGCCACGCCTCGGCCCGATACGTCGGAGTTAGATTGGAGATATTCGATGGCTAAGAAACGCACCAGGCGACGGAAACCGCAAGCAGAGCCCCCCAACCTCGACCATATCGCCGAAGGCCTCCGGCCACTGGCCGAGCCGATGGAGAAGCTGGTTATCGATCCGGCCAACGCCCGTAAGCACGACGAGGCGAATATCAAAGCCATCGGGTCGAGTCTGCGGCAGTTCGGCCAGCGGTCGCCGCTGGTGGTCAACCGCAAGAACGACCAGATCGAGAAGGGCAACGGCACGTACCTTGCCGCCAAGAAACTCGGCTGGACGCATATCGCCGTGTTGTGGGTCGAGGACGACCCGGCCAGCCAGACCGGGTTCGCCATCGCCGACAACCGCACGGCCGAGCTGGCCGCCTGGGACGACGCCCTGTTGCAGGAGGCCCTGCTGGAGATGGAGCAATCAACGCCCGCCCTGTTCGACGACCTGCTGTTGGATTCGCTTCGCCAGAAGGACGACGATCAGCCGGCCGGCGGCGAGCAGCCGGTGCCTGAACAGTTCGAGGTGATCATCGAAGCCCGCGACGAGGAGCAGCAAAAGGCCCTCTTCGATCGCTTTACGAAGGAGGGGCACAAGTGCCGACTACTGACGATGTGACACGGGAGGCGGGGGCCGAGGGGCGAGAGTCGAGGGTCGAAGTCTCGGTCAGCTCGCCGGTGGTGGATTCGTTCCGGGTCCAACAGGTGGCCGGCATGTTCGACCTGAAGCTCGACGGCCAGGTCGGCGAGACGTTTTCGGCCGAGCTGCCGGCGGCGGATGACGATTGGCGGTTGGGCGTGATCGTCGGCCCGTCCGGATCGGGCAAGACGACCATCGCCAAGAAGGCTTACGGGCGGCGGCTGGCCGAGCGGTTCCGCTGGCCGAAAGACAAGGCGGTGATCGACGGGTTCGCCGACTCGCTGTCGGTCAAGGAGGTTGTGCGGACCCTGAACGCCGTGGGGTTTTCGTCGCCCCCGTCCTGGCTCAAACCGTACCACGTGCTCTCGGGCGGCGAGCGGTTCCGCGCGGACCTGGCCCGGGCGCTGTTGAGCCCGGACAAGCTGGTCGCCGTCGACGAGTTCACCAGCGTGGTCGACCGCACGGTGGGCAAGATCGGATCGGCGGCCGTCTCCAAGGCGATCCGCAAGCGGCGGCTGGACAAGAAACTGGTGGCCGTCACCTGCCACTATGACGTGATCGACTGGCTGGAGCCCGATTGGGTGTTGGATATGGCGAGTTGTCAGCTCGCAAGGGGGTGCCTTTGGCGTCGGCCGAAGATCGACCTCGAAATCGCTCCGGTCCACCGTAGCGCCTGGGTTCTCTTTCGGCGGCATCACTATCTGAACCACGACCTGCTGGTCGGGGCCAAGTGCTTCGCCGCCTTCTGGCACGACGAGCCGGTCGGCTTCTCGGCCTGGCTACACGCCATGAGCAAGAAACGGAGGCAGGGAGACATGCGAGAACACCGGACCGTGATCCTGCCCGATTACCAGGGCGTGGGGATCGGCAACCGGCTAAGCGAGTTTTGCGCGTCGATCTGGGCCGGTCTGGGCGGCCGGGCTTCCTCGACGACCAGCCACCCGTCGATGATCCGCTACCGTTCGACCTCGCCCAACTGGCACCGCCATCGACTCGGCCGAACGAGCCCGGTGGGGCACACCGGCCGGTTCGCTCTCAGTTCCAAGACCGGGAAGTATGAGGGCAACTCCTGCGGCCGGGTGACCGGCGGCTTCCAGTACGTGGGGCCGCCGATGGACCGTGAACTGGCCGAGCGGTTCGTCGCCGCCACGCCGGCCGTGTTCGCCAAGCGGGCCAGCGTCGAGCGGATCGAGGCCCTGGTCCGCCGCTGGCCGGGCGTAACGGTCGGCTGCCTGACCCGACTGACCGGCATGTCGACGACAGGCGTGCGGCACAATCTCGACGAGCTGGTCGAGGCGGGCGACGTCACCACCGCCGGCCGAGGCGGTGGCGGTGGCAAGCAAAAGGCGTACTATCCGGCCGAGTGACGGCGGTAGCGGACCGCCGCCGGGGTTGATGCGGCCGGCCACAACTACACGGGAGTCGATGGAACCAGGTTATGAGCTTCGTCGGCGCGAAGAACGGGGCGGGCGTCTATCAGCGGATCATTTCCATGATCCCGCCGCACGGCGTCTACGTGGAGCCGTTCGCCGGCACGGCGGCCATCTTGCGGCACAAGCGGCCGGCCGGTCGGTCGATTGTGTTGGACTGCGACCCAGACACCATCGCCGCCCTGGACGGTGCACGATCGACAGTCCCCAACCTGGAGCTGATCGTCGGCGACGGCGTCGAGTACCTGCGCCGCCTGCCGTTCGGATCCGGCACCGACGTCTTTGTCTATGCGGACCCGCCCTACGTGCGTTCAACGCGGCGAGACTCGACACGCGACTACTACGGCCGGGAATGGACGGACGACGACCACCGCAACTTCCTGGCGGTCGCCGTCGACCTACCCTGTCGGGTGTTGATCTCCGGCTACTGGTCCACGCTCTATGCGTCGGTGCTCGAGCCGGCCGGCTGGCACGCCACCAGTTTCAACGCCACTACGCGCGGAGGCCTGGTCGAGGAATGGCTGTGGGCGAACTATCCACTACCGCCCGGCCGGCTGCATGACTACCGATACGTGGGCGGCGATTACGCCGACCGCTGGCGGATCAAAAAACGCCAACGGTCTTGGCTGAAGATGCTTCGGGCCATGCCCGCGACCGAACGCCTCGCGATGCTGGCTGCCGTAATCGACGCCCACGGCGAGGAGGTACGCAACTACTTGGGCGTCGGTACGGTGCGAGGATGCCCTGGCGAGGATCCTACCGCCGGCGGCGTCGGTGACCGCGGCCACCGCCCCGGGTGTCGGTAGCGGTCGGGCGCTACCGGGCCGGCCTAATCCCAATCCTTCCAAGGGCTTAGCCTGGGCCGATCTTGCCAAGGAATCCCGGCCCCGCCTAACCTCTTCCCTCCCAACAGCTTAGGGCGTGGCCGTCGTGGGATTCTCTCGGGTCGGCCGTCCCGGAGACGCGAAAACCGCGATTCCGGCCGGAATTCCGGAAGTTTCTTCCTCTACCCTCCCAAGGACTTAGGGCCAAATCCCCAAATCAGGGCGGAATAACTGTTGACCCACAATCGGGCGGGCTGATATACTCTAAACAGTGGGGATGGGAACATGAGACACCAAGCCAACCAAAACACACGGGAGCGAGCAAAGGAAGCCAGCAGTTGCCGTTTCTGCTAACCGCGAATAACTCAATTCGGATCGGCCGGCTTAAATGACCGAGGGCCGTATCCGACAGGGTCGACGGGGGTTGGCACCCCGTCCTGATGAGTCGCCACACGAAACCCTTTCAACCTTTCTATTAGGGAGAACCGAGATGCAAGCTACCGCAAACAACAACAAGAAGTGCCGGGTCAGCCGCTACAACGCCATCTGCCCGGCTTGCGGCGAGATGATCTACACGGGCCACAAGGTCGTGCCGCACGTCACCGAGCCGGGCAAGCGGCCCCGCTGGAAGCACGAAGATTGCGACAACGTCCCGGCCCCGCTCAACGGCCTGAATGTCGAGGGCGGCGGGCTGTCGGAGGAAGCGGCCGCCAAGATCAAGCGGCTGGAGAAACGGCTCGACGAACTGGAGAACCGGGAGCCCAAGCCGGCCGCCCACGAAATCCACGTCAAGCAGCCCAGCGGCGACACGATCACGATCGACGGGATCCTACACGAGGCGTTCGAACAAGTGCTGGAGCTGGCCAACGCCCGCAAGCACATCTTCCTGCCCGGCCCGTCCGGTTGCGGCAAGTCGCACCTGGCCCGCCAGGTGGCCGAGGCGATGGGCCTCCGCTTCGGGTCGATCAGTTGTTCGGCCGGCATGTCCGAGTCGCAACTACTCGGCCGGATGGTCCCGCACGGTGACGCCGGCCAATTCGAGTTTCTGGGCACCGAGTTCCTGGACTGTTACGAGAACGGAGGCGTGTTCCTGTTCGACGAAATCGACGCGGCCGATTCCAACGTCTTGCTTGTAATCAACTCGGCCCTGGCCAACGGCCACCTATCGGTGCCCAGCCGGCACGGCAACCCGGTCGCCAAGCGGCATCCGGACTTCGTATGCATCGCCGCCGCCAATACGTTCGGCCACGGGGCGGATCGACAGTACGTCGGCCGCAACGAGCTGGACGAATCGACGCTTGACCGCTTCCGGATCGGCACCGTGCCGATGGACTATAACGTCGAGCTGGAGCGGCAACTCTGCCCGCAGCCCGAGCTGCTGGAGCGTTTGCTCGACTACCGCCGCCGGGTCGCCGAGAACGGTCTGGAACGGATCGTGTCGACCCGCTTTGTCTGCGAAGCGTTCGAGATGGTCGCCCGCTGGGGTTGGACGTTCGACCAGGTCGACGCCAAGCTGTTCGCCGGCTGGCGTGACGACGAAGTCGCCCGCGTGAAAGGGGGTGCCGTATGAGGACCACATTCCACGCCGGCTACCGGCCGACCCACGTCCGCATATTCGACTCGGTCGAGGAAGCAATCGCCACGGTCAAGCAGATTCCCAAGAGCCGGGTCGAAGCCCGGCAGGTTGGCGGCTACATGACGGGCGTCGAGCTAAGCGCGTTCAAGGCCAAGTTCACCGGCCGCGCGTTTAGCGACTGGTCGGAAGTCTACCAGGCCGCCCGCGAACCCTGGCCCGAGGGCCAGCAGATAGTCGAGCGGATGCTGGCCGCCGTGGCCGACGCCAAGCTGCCCAAGCCGGTCAGCCGCCGGCGTCGGCCCCGATTCAACGAGAACGACGGCGACGAAGTCGACTACGATCGACTCCGGACCGGCCGGGCGTTCTGGCGAGAAACCCGCCGGCAGAACACACGCGGGCCGCAGACGGTCACGGTCATTATCGACGTGAACGCCGCCGCCGGCGTGTCCCATACTGATATTCTCTGGCGTGGAGCGGCGGCCATCTCGCTTACCCAAATGATCGAGGCGGCCGACTACCGGGTCGAGCTTTGGGTGGTGCACTGTGCCGACGAAGCATACGGGCCGACCAAGGCCCACCCGCACAAGACGGGGCATTGCACGGCGATCCGCCTCAAGCGGCCCGGCGACCGGCTGGACACGGCGACGTTCGTGTCGGCCGTCTCCGGTTGGTTCTATCGGTCGCTCTTGTTCCGGGCCAAGGCGATTGACCAGCGGCCCCGCAAGGGCCTCGGCCGTCCCCGCTGCCCGATGGACCGGGAGTTGGACGAACTGAGCCGCGACCCCCAACGGATCGTCATAAGCGGAACGTATAACGAATACGGGGCGGCCAGGCTGATGCGTGAAGCGCTCCGCAAGTTGCGGGGCGAGGAGCGGCCGAAGCCCGAGCCGCCCAAGCAGACCACGCCCAGCGAACCGGTCAAGCCGCTCACCGCCGCCGAGCGACAAAAGGCGTTGCGAGTCTTCCGCCGCTGGCAGAAGGAATGGGAGAAGCAGAACCACGAGACAGTCTAGCCGACCCGGCCCCGAGGGCTCCACGGAGCCCGAGGGAGCGGGCCGACAACCGGACCGCAATCCAACTCAACTCAGGGAGAAGTGCTATGTCTACCAGTTTTTGGGCTAACGCCGACGTGATCCACACCTACACCCGCCGTCAGGCTATCGAGGACGGCGTGCTGTTCCAGTGCTCGGGCCCCGGCTACGAGGGCGACGAGTGGCTCCCCAAGATGGTCGCCGAGGCCGGCTTCCGCGTGCCGGTCGCCATGACGGTTGAAGTTTTCTACCAGTATGTCGACCTCACACCGGCCGCCAAGCGGGCCTGCAACGACGTTAAGGGCCGGTTGTGGGACGTGCTTTGGATGCTCCGCTGTGCCATCGACGGGCACACGGGCGGGACCGACACGATCCTGTTTGAGCTGCGAGTGGTGACGACTCGCGTCCGGCCCAGCCTGGTCCGGCTCAAGGCGGTGATCGGCCCGGGCGACGAGGGCGAGCCGGTCTTGACGATCATGTTGCCCGAGCAGGACTAGGGGCAAGAAGCAAAACGCCCCGGCCGTTTGGCATCCGGCCGGGGCTGACCAATCAACTCAGGGAGAATCGATATGGTTAATCGCAACAATACCATCATGCGGCGGATCAAGCAAGAGGCACGCCGGCGGGGCCTGGCCTGGTCGGCCGTCGAGGACGCTTATCGCGAAGTGAAGGCGGCCGAACGGGAGAAGCGAGAGCGGCCCAACGAAATACGGTCCTTCGCTTGGTTCATTGCCACGGCCTCGACGCCCGGTAGTTGGCCGTTCTGGCGGCACGGGTTCTACAGCCGATGGGGTCACCGCATCGCCCGCGGGGCCGACTACACCGTGATACCCGGCTATGACGAGATCGGCCAGCAGATTGGCGGGGCCTTCCCCGAATACACCGACGACACGGGCACCGAGCGGCTTTTCGAGTTTTTGCTCAGCCCATACGACAAGCTGCCCAGCCGGGAGGAAATGTACGACGCCGCGCTCGACCTGGCCGAGCTATCGGCGGACCAAACAGCAACCGAAACCCACAACGATCTGGAGTTCTGACATGGAACCCTTTAGACTGCGAAACGAGACACGACGCCGGCCGGCCGTCAAGCCGGCCCCACGCCAACGCCAGTTGCAACTACTCTCCGGCCTCGACTGTCTGGCCGGCCAACAGGACCTGATTGACGTCGACGGCCCGGCCGGCGGCGACGAGGAGCCCGACGCGGTGAAAGCGAAACCGATAATCAGCGGCACGCGGGAGTGGGCGGTCGAGAACGTGAATATCATCCTCGGCTGCCCGCACAAGTGCCGCTACTGCTACGCCCGGGCCAACGCCTTGCGGTTCGGCAAGATCAAGCGGTCCGAGGAGTGGGGCGACACATATCACCGGCTGCGAGCCGACCAGGCCCGCCGCCCCCGCCGCCTGGTAGACGGCCAGGTCATGTTCCCCACCACTCACGACATCACGCCCGAACACCTTGGGCCGTGTCTGGAGACAATCGAGCGAATCCTCGCACCGGGCAACCGGCTCTTGATTGTGAGCAAGCCGCATTTGGAGTGCATAGAAGCTATCTGCCATCGCTTCTCCGGCGAGCGGATACTTTTCCGCTTCTCCATCGGGTCAGCGGATAACTCGATCCTGTCCTACTGGGAGCCGGGCGCGCCGTCGTTCGACGAGCGGTTGACCTCGCTGGTCCTGGCCCATACGCTGGACTTCCGTACCAGCGTATCGGCCGAACCGTTGCTGGACGCGGACAACGTGGGCCGGCTGGTCGAGCAGGTCCGGCCTTACGTGACCGATTCGATCTGGATCGGCAAGATGAACCGCATCCGTAACCGGGTTGTGCCCGGCACGTCGCTTGCGGAGATCGAGCGGATCGAGGCCGGGCAGACGGACGAAGCGGTCCGCGGAGTCTACCGGCTGCTGGCCGACGACCCGCTTATCCGCTGGAAGGAAAGTTACAAGCAAGTTTTGGGCCTCGACCTGGCGACCGTCGCCGGCCAGGATCGGTAAGAATCACCACCATTCACTCATTCACTCAGGGAGAAAGAACGATGGAACCCACACAAGCACAATACGACGAATTGGCCAAAGTGTTCCAGGTCGGATCGACCGTCGCCGGAGAGGATCGGTGAACCATGAAAGCCATCACGATTGACGCCCTTTGGGCCTGGGCAATCATGCAGGGGATCAAGCGGGTCGAGAACCGCACCTGGCCGACCAAGTACCGGGGCCGATTGGCGATCCACGCCGGCCAGTCCCGGCGGCGTGACGAAGCGGCCCGCGCGGCGCTCGAAGCGTTGGGCGTCGACGTGCCCGATGACGTACCCCGGGGCGTCTTGCTGGGGACCGTCGAGCTGGACGACGTGGTCGACGTCCGCGAAGCCACCCAGCAGACCTTTTGTGACCTTGGTCCGGTCGGTCTGCGCAACGACCCGCTGGCCACCGGCCCCATCTGTTGGCTCTTGTCTCGCCCCGAACCGCTGGCCGATCCCGTCCCGATCGGCGGCCGGCTGAGCCTATGGAACGTGGATGACGCCCTGTTAAAAGGGGCAAAAGGGCTAAAGGACTAGAATATCTCACCAGGGGCTCCAGGGGCTCCCCTGGGCCTGCCCGTGCTTTCGACACTAAATCACACGCGGCCGACGCCCCCAACACACCAGGGGTAACCCTGGCCGGCCTCACAACCACCCAACCCCCTTCCGCCCCCGGGCTCACACCCCGGGGGCTTTTTTTGTTGGTGCTTCCGCACCCGGGCAAGAAGCCGCTCCCGTTGGTCGCTACGGATCCGCCACCGCCGCCGGCGTCGGCAGGATCCACTCGCCGCCCCTCACCCCTCACCCCTCGCCCCTCACCAGCGACCAACGGGAGCGGATTCCCGATTCGGTGCGGAAGCACCAACAAAGAAGCGGGCAAAAGTATACAGCGTAGGAAAATGGGGTCGCGGCACGTCGTACCGGGGTTCTAGTCTGACGTCCATGAGCCTGGCGACGATCAACACGCACGCCTCGGCCGCGTCGGCGGCCGTTCTCTCCGGCGACTACGCGGGGGCCATCCGCTACGCGCTGGCCTGCAAGCCGCTCTTGGCCGCTCTGGCCGACTCCGAACGGGACGACCAGAGCCTCCAGTGGAAGAACGCCCAGCAGATCGACAGCTTCGTGGCCGAGTGTCGGCGAGAAGCCAGCGCGGCGGCGGTTGCCAGCGACGGGATCAGGGTCACGTCGATTACCCGAGCCAACCCGACCAGCGTGGATGACTACTAATGTTCCAGTGGGCCCACAGACTGTTTCGCGCGGCTTCGCCGGCCATGTCGCTGCGCCGCTGGCTGGCTGCCCAGACCGACCGCCTGAACCAGGCCCACTGGGAAGAGGCGGACGGGGTGCCGATCAACCAGGCCATCGAGCAGGACCGGCCGAACCTTCGCAAGCGGATCCCGCTGGAAATCGCCCGCAACCCGATCCTTGAGGGCGTGATTGAAACCCACGTCACCGATCTAATCGGGACCGAGGGCCCGACGCTGCAAGTTTCCAGCGACTCCGAAAAATACGACACGGCCCTAGAACGGGTCTGGAAAGAGTGGTGGGCCGAGCCCGACATGAACGGGCAGATGGGCGGCGTCGAGTTTCTGGACCTCTGGGTCCGCAACCTCTGGCAGTGCGGCGAGTTCTTGGCCCAGATCGTCACCGACAACGAGCGGGCCGACGGGCTGGGCGTGTCGCTCTTGGATATCCACCCCGACCGGCTGTCGACGCCGGTCACGTCGGTCGCCGACGAAAACACCGTGATGGGTGTGCGCCTGACCGAGACGGGCAAGCCGGTGGCGTATCACCTTCTCAACGTCAACCGGTTCGGCAGTTACGAGTTCTTGGGCACCGACTCGCAAGAGATAGACGCCCGGTGGATAATCCACTTCTTCCGGCGGATGGAGAGCGGCCAGTATCGCGGCGTGCCCTGGGCGGCCGTCTCGTTGCAGACGCTGGCCGATCTGCGGGACCTGGACGACGAAACGCTGGACGCCATTCGCCAGGCGGCCGACTGGGCGGTCGCGTTGGTGACCAAGCACACCGACGCGCCCTATATCGAGATCAACGAGTCGACGACCGTCCAGCGGCGGCAGATGCGGGCCATGCCGCCCGGCTACGAGCCGATGGGCGTGACGCCCAATCAGCCGCCGGCCCAGTTGGTTCAGTTCCGCGACGAAAAGCTCCGCGAAGTCGGCCGGCCGGCCGGTATGCCGCTGATGATCATCAAGCACGACGCCAGCGGCCACAACTACAGTTCGGCCCGGTTCGACGGGCAGGGCTACCATCGCGGTTGCCAGAAGATGCAGGGCCGGCTGGCCCGCCGGGTGCTGAACCGGCTGGTGCGATTGGTCGAGCGAGCGGCCCAACTCGCCGGCAAGCTCCCGGCCCGGCCGGCCGAGGTCTCGCTCGGTTGGGTCTGGCCGCAACCGGCCCACGTCGACCCCAAGAAAGAGGCCGACGCGATAAGCGAGAAGCTGGGCAATCTCTCGATGGCCCTCTCCGAGGCGGTGGCGGCCGAGGGCAAGGACATCGATGAGCACATGGCCCGGCTGAAGCGCGACGACCAGCGAATGCGTGACACGCTGGGGATCGGCCTGATCGAGTACATCAAACTCCTGTTGCGAGTAAAGGCGAACAATGAGCAGCCAACGACAGAGGACGAAGAGGCGGAAGGCTCGCCAGACGAGCCGGAAACCGACGACGAATAATCCGGCCGCCGGCCTCGCGTTGCGGTCCGGTCCGCCCGACTTGTCGACTCGCGGGATCACCACCCGCTCGATGAGCGTTCGCGCGGAATCGGTCGACGAAGAGAACCGCAGCGTGCGGGCCGTCTTCGCCACCGAGGGCCGGGTGACCGTATACGATTGGGCCAACTATCGCCTGATCGACGAGGTGTTGCGCGTCGACGGCGCGGAGATTCCCCAACAGGTGCCCATGCTCGCCAACCACTCCCGTTGGTCGCTGGATGACGTGCTGGGCTCCGGCCGCGAAATGAAGCGCGACGGCGCGGAGATAACGGGCGGGCTGTTCTTTGCCGAGGGCGACGAAGACGCCGAGCGGAGTTGGAACAAGGTCCGGCAAGGCCACTTGCGGGACGTTTCGGTCGGCTACCGGGTGAGCGAGTTTACCGACATTGCACCGGGCAAGTCGGCCGTGGTGGGCGGCCGCCGCTACACGGCCGAGGATCGGCCGTTGCGGGTAGCCACCCGATGGGCACTCAAGGAGGTCTCGCTGGTGCCGATCGGTGCCGACGAGGCCGCCAAAATCAGACACGATCAAGGGGCCGCCGGACGCGGCCGCCGCAACCCAGAGGAGGGCCAGCGAATGGACCCCAAACTCAGAGCGTTTTTGGAATCAATCGGGCTACGAACCGGGGCGGACGATACCGAGGCCCAGGCCTTTTTCGAGACCCTGGAGGGCGGCAAGCGGACCCTGGCCGAGGCCATCCGCGACGGCAAGCAAGCCTGGCCGCCGACCGAGCCCCAGCGTAGCGAGCCGCCGGCCGACCCGCCACCTGCACCCGGCCGATCCGATCCGCCGGCCGACGATCCCGACCCGGCCGAGGCGGCCAGGTTGGAAGGGCAGCGGGCCGAGCGGCAACGCCAGCAGCAGCTCCGCGAGCTGGCCGGCGACGACGTGCCGCAAGAAGTTCTCCAGCGGGCAATCGAGGAGGACATGACGCAAGAACAAGCGTCCGCTCTCTTCTTGAGCGCGATTCGCGATTCGCGTCAACCGCCCGTGGGCCGCAACGCGCCGGCCGGCCATTCGCGCAGCCGGGAGCAGGACGTAAACGTCCGCAGCCTGGCGGCCGCGATGCTCATCGGTCAAGGCCTCGACCCGACCCGGCACGCGCTGCACCGGGGCGGCCGTGGCGGGCCCCTTTCGGCCGACCAGTTCAACGAACAGGACGCGGACCGGGGCCACGAGCTGCGCAGCCTTTCGGCCGCCGACCTGGTTCGCGAGTGCGTCCTGTTGGATACGGGTCGGCACTACCGCACCGTGGAGCAGGCGTTGGAGGCCATGTCCAACGGGGGCCAAGCCCGGTCGGCGACCGTGTCCGGCGGCTCGCTCTCCTACGTCTTCTCGACCAACGTCTACGCCCGGCTGTTGGCCGGCTGGGAGACGGTGGGCGACACGACGGCCGGCTGGTGCGACGAGGAGGACGTAGCCAACTTCCTGGAACAGGAGGATATCAGCCTCTCGGCCGACGCGGCCCTGAACCGGCTGCCCCGTGGCGACACGGCCAAGCACGCCACCGTTTCGGACTCCCACGAGACGTACAAGATCGGCCGGTACGCCAAGCAGTTTGTTGTCGACGAGCAGGATGTTATCGACGACCGGCTGGGCGCTATCTTGCGGATGCCGCAAGAAATGGGGGAATCCGCCCGGCAGCTCCGGCCCGACATGGTCTACAGCCTGCTTCTCGAGAACCCGACCATGTCCGACACGGGGGCCGCGTTCAACGCCACGGCCGTCACCACGGCCGGCGGCCACGCCAATCTGGGCACGGCCGCGCTCGGCGATGCGGCGCTGAAGGACGCCATCACCGCGATGGTCAAGCAGCGGCTGAACCGCACCACGAATAACCCCGGCCGGCAGCTCACTATCCGGCCCAAGTTCCTCATCGTGCCGGCCGCTCTGGAGTGGACCGCGCGGGGCCTCACGTCGGCCGCCGCGCTGGCCAAGCTGTTCGCCGATTCGAGCGATCCGATCCATCCCATGCTGAACCTCATCAAAGAAGAGGGGCTTCGCACCGTGCCCGACGACCGGATCGGTGCAATCGGCGTGATGGATCCACGGTCGCAAACCCACCGCACGGGTCTGGATACCAACTGGTTCCTGACCAGCGGCGGCAATCGCGGCTTGCGTGTTGCCTACCGTCGCGGTACCGGCCGGCGTCCGCAGATGCGGCAGTTTGTGCTGGACCGTGGCCAGTGGGGGATCGGCTGGGACATCAACATGGACATCGGCGTCTGCTTCACCGAGTGGAAGACCTGGTACAAGTCGACCGGGGCCGGCGGGTGAGCTGAGGGCCGAAGGCAAAACGCGGAAAGCTGAAACCAATACCATTCTCCTGTTTATGAGG